AGCGATAGAATCTCGGTGCCTTCGGCCAGCTTGAGAGCCTGTGTGAGCAGCGCTTCAATCTGCTTGGCCTTATCTAGGATGGTGGTTGTCATGCGATCTCCTTGTATGGTTCGCTTGATTGCGAACTCTCTTTATTTACAGAAGTCTTCCGGACTTCCTCGCTGGTTGACTGCTGTTTGCTCCACGAGACACGCATGTCGTGTCGAGTGTTGTGGTCGATTGCGGAGTACTGGTCGTAGGTCAGTTCGAGGCGAGCTGGCCAAGGTGAGCGACGGCGGTGAAAGCTTTTCCAGCCAGACGTCTTCCGCCCTTCGCGCCTGAAGGAGCGACGTTGATTCTCTAGTGGAGTGACCCACTCAAGATTCGACGGGTGGTTGTTCTCTTGATTGTTGTCGAGGTGATCGACGACTGCGCCTCCGAAGTGGCCCGCGACGTGTACTAGGGCAATCGCTCTGTGGACATACAGAGTGGTGTTGCAAAGCCACTTGCCGTTGCGAGCTGCAACGCGGGGAACGCTAACGCAGACGAACTGGTAGTTGCCGCACGGCGTTCTCTTGATGGTGAGTGGACGGCCCTTCTTGCCGATGATTTTGAAGTCGGCGGACAGCCTGTAGCCTGAGTAGCCAGGAATCGGCGTGAGTGGGAACTCGAAGTCTTGTGGTTTCATGTACAGCCTCCTTGTGTTGTGGCTGTACTTATTTAGAGAAACCCTCCGAAATCTTAGAAAAACCGACTCACATTGGTTACGCCTCTTTCTCAGGCTCCAACATCGCCATCAACTGCGCCAGCGCCGGGTCGGCCGGTTCTTCGGGTGACGTGAACTGCTTGACCACCTTCTTCAGCGTGACGGCTTTGATGTCGAGGTGCATTGCTGAAGCAGCGTAGGCGTCAGCGATGTGTTCCTTTAGTTCTTCCATCTTCACGTGTAGCTGGATCAGCTCATCAACGTGGTGCTGCAACATGACGGCTTGGTCTTTAGGATGGCGCTTCATGACTTCTTCCTCCGCTTCTGGTGCTCAGCCGTGAACCAGTCCCGCTTCTTCTCGATGTCGGCTGGGTCTGGGAACAGCTCCTTGGCCTTCTTGAGCAGGGCCGACATTTGCTTGTGGGTCAGTGGCATTAGCCTTCTCCTTGTAGTGTTTCGCCCTCATCGTCCCGTTCCTTTTCGGCTTCGGTGATGAGGAACATGATCTGCATCAGTTCTTTGGATTGGTCGGTGCTCAGCTCGAAGGTGGCAGTCAGCTCCACCTGGACGGTCTGCTCACTGGCCTTGGTCGAAATGATCTTCGTGACCTGCTTGAAGTATTCCTCGTGGGTCTTGTAGAGGTGGGTCAGCAGCTGCAGCAGGGACGTATTGACCGACGCCCTCTTGCGTAGTCGCCACCCTGAGCAGCGCTTACTGACGCTGTTGCCACGGAAGGCCCGCTTGAAGAAGGTCATGGCCGCAAAGGTCACAATGCAGCGGTCCCGTGAGGCGACCCCTAGCAGCTTGTAGATCTTGGTGAGCGGCATTGGGTGGGTGTAGTGCCCACGAACATCAGGCGGTAGGGTGTTCATGGCGGCTAGCGCTCTCAGGCGCTGCCCATTGAAGAACACCAACGCCTCAGCCAGTAGTGGCAGGTGGCGTGGAAGCAGGTCGCGCTTCACGCTGAAATGGTGGAGTCTGGTGGCTCTCTTTTTCTTGGTAATCATGTCGTGGTCCCCTTGGTTGAATAAGGGCGGGCAGGGTTTCAACCCTCCCTGCCCGCACCGTGGGTAGCTACTCCCACGGCTTTCCTGTTCTGTTAGTCGATTGGCTTGACGTACACGTCAGTGTTCGATTCGCCCAGCAGTTCGAGACCGTGTGTCTTAAGGAATCTGGAGAGGTCTGCCCTACGAGCGGCGGTGGCTGCTACCAAATAGGCATGAGGGTCCGTCTCTCTCAGATGCTTCCCAACGGCGCTGTCTTGGCTGCGCTGTTCCTGTGCTGCTTTGATCTTTTCGGTCTTCATTCGAGTGACTCCAATACGTTCGTATACCTACAGGTATGTATAGGTTTGAGCGCAAAACCCGCGCTTTCCCAAACCGTTTGACTGGTGGTAACCGTCCACGCCAGGGCAGACATGACCCCGCCGACAACCATTCACCGACAGCGACTGAGGAAGAGAAGTCGCCCTGCGACGGAGCTTCCGAAGTCCGCTTGGGCGCGTGGCGCCCACACCCATCACAACCCTTCGGGTGAAGATGACTGGATTGGCCGTCCGGCTGCGCCGTCCAGCCAATCAACCCACTTCAGCGGGTTTTGACACATATAGAAAAGAGATAAGAAGTATTTCTATATGTGTCAAAAGGCCGTGGTGACACCCCGCGCAGATGGTCGGATGGTTACCAACTTTCAAACGAGACCTTATGTGGCCCGTCGTTGGCGAAGCCTCGAATAGCAGCTGAAAGATGAATGGGTGCATAAGGCTCAGAAAACGCTACCAAAGCTGCATCCAGCCGCTTGCGGCGAGCGATTGAGAGCGTGAAAGAGACCCGTTCATGCACGGTTGTGTGAGTTCCGATCGCCGCGCCCAGGTCAGACAGATATCTCTTGGGTTTTTGCACGGCTCAGGAAGGGGTACCGCTCAAACCCTTCAACACTCAGACTATGGTGATGGTCCTACATTAGGGACGCTCTGATGATCTGAGACCTTTGAAGCTACGCTCTTAAAGGTACCTATCATCGAAGCGACCCCAGTCTCAGAGGTCACGAGGGTGATAGGTCTATTCCAATACGGAGTAGACCTATGAGGCTGGGATACCCCGGAGAACGCATTTGGAAAAGACCCTTGTTGATTCACTGCGCTGTTGCTTGGGACTGGACTGGTCCAAACGGCTTTTCCATCGTCAGGTACTAAATAGGTACGTCCTTTACCAACCATAGGAACGTATTTCATGACCAACAAGAACCAGATCGCTGGACAGGCAGCACACAGCCAGGTCGATCACACTGTCTACAACGCTAACGCGAGTTACCTCGACACCGAGGTCCAGATAGTGAATGAACCTCTGGCCAATCCTCAGATCGCATACCGAGCAAGCATCGGTCAGCTCCTGCAACTGCGTCAGACGTTGGCTGCCTCATACGAAGCAACATACGAAGCAACATACGACATCACAACTGCTCTGTACGGCTCAGTGAAGCCATCCCTGTCCCAGCTGACCACTGCGAACTCGGACCTTAGCGAGGCACTCAACATCCTAATCCTCGTTGTCTTTAATCCGACCGCCCCACTCTCGAAGTCCCATGCAGACCGGCTGGTGAAGGCGCTTTGCTCGTTGATCGACTCGCGCCTACCAAAGTGAGCCTTTGAAAGACCCGCTGTAAATACCGTCAGTACGTTGTGTTCCTAGTGATCGTAAAACATCTGCATGAAGCTCTCCTTAAGGAGCGTACATAACCCAACAACTCCAGAACACAGGAGTTGGGACTGAACTTGGAGAGGGTTTTGTGTTCCCCTTTGCTCTCTCGAACTAAAAGGCCGCTCGTCTAGTCCCGAGCGGCCTTTTTCTTTGCTCTGGCTTTGTTGAGACGCTCACGACGGGCTTCGTTGGTGATGAGGTGCTGCTCGATCTCTTTCTTCTTCACGGGTACGCAAGGGTTCTTCCAGAGCCATAGAACCTCGTACCACGCTGGGCGTGGTCTTCCAGCTCTCTTCCACTCTTCACGAGCCTCACGCCACGGCAGAACGAGGTTCGGGTGCTCTGTCTCCCAGACATCCAAGGCCGCACAGAGCGCGTCGTACTTTGCATACGCCTTCTCAATCTCATCGCCGAGCGTTCCATCGCGGATGCACTCGATGAGGTCTTCAGGCAGGTGGAGGCTTCGCAGGACGTTGCAGTCCTTTTTCCTTCGGTAGTACGTCGCGTCTTTACTCATGAGGACTATTTAACGTCCCGCCCTAAATAACTCCGTGCCCACCTTGAAGCCATCACGGCCCATCACGGAGCGATATGACCGACGAGACACTTCCAGTCGCCGTTAGCGACGATGCCATTGACGCCTCAACAGAAGCCTATCTAAGGGCTGACAACATTCTTGAGTCGATCAACGCGAACTTGCCGGACGGCAAGAAGCTACTTCCTATCCCAAAAGAGTACGTCTTCAAGAAGCGAGACCGAGAGATTGTCTCCGCTGCGTTTCACGGGGCCTTTGAACTGGCTGGCGGTCTGCCCCGCTTTGTCGCTTGGGCGCACCAGAACCCAACACAGTTCTACTCGCTCTACGCGAAGTTGCTCCCGTCTGAGACCCAGTCCGGCGTCAACACCAACATCACCATCGTCTCTGCAATTCCAGAGATTCCATCAGATCGCACCACCATTGACGAGTGCGGCAAAGCCGCGGTGGCTGAGTTCACTGAAGTCGATGATTTCGACGATCCCGAATGACGGCCTTCGTCCACCACTACAAGCCCCGCTCCTACTTCAAGTCCTTTCACTCTAGGACGCAGCGCTTTGCCTGCATCGTAGTTCATCGCCGTGGCGGTAAGACCTACGCAGTCATCAACGACATGGTAGTGCGCGGCCTGCGCACGAAGAAGAAGAACTGGCGCGGTGGGTACATCGCGCCCTTCCTCGGTCAGGAAAAGGACGCCGCCTGGCAGCCGCTGCTAGACGCCGTTGAGGGTATTCCGGGGATCAAGATTTCAAAGAGCGACCTTACGGTCACCTTCCCGAATGGCGCTCGTATCCGCCTTTACGGTGCCGACAACCAAGAGGCAATCCGTGGTGGCTACCTCGACTACGCCGCCATCGACGAGTACGGCGACATTCACCCTTCAGTGCTGGGCACCATCGTTATGCCGATGCTGTCTGGCCGGCGCGGCGTGCTGGTCATCATCGGCACCCCAAAGGGTCAGAACCAGTTCTTTGCCCGCTTTGAGAAGGCACAAGCCCGTCCAGACACTTGGTATCACGCCTACCTCCCAATCACCAAGACCGGGGAGGAAGCGCTCTCCTATGAGGACCAGCGCGAGGTACGGGAAGAGCTTGAGGACCCTGAGTGGAACCAAGAGTTCCTCTGCTCATGGACCGCCGAGTTCCGTGGCTCCTACTACGCCACACAGCTTGAAGCGCTACGCAACAACGTCGTCCCTGGCCGCATTGGCAAGTTCCCATACATTCCGGGCCATAAGGTCTTTGTGGCGATGGACGTTGGCCGCCGTGACGCCACTGCAATGTGGTACTGGCAGTACATCGCTGGCCGCGTCAACGTTTTTAAGTATTTCGAGAGGACGGGCCTAGACGCCGATGAGGCGTGTGATGTCCTCGACGCTGAGTGTGTCCCGTTTGACACGGTGTTCCTGCCACACGACGCCACCCACGAAACGTTCCAGTCCAGAAAGTCAGCTCTCGACACATTCATCAGTCGTGGGCTCCCTGCTCGCAAGGTGCCGAACCCAGACAAGGGCAACCGCATCTATCACGGCATCGACGCCAGCCGAAAGGTGCTTCGCACATACCCAATCGACTTCGACGAAGTTGGTTGCAAGGGTGGGCTTGAGGCGCTTGCCAACTACTCACGAAAGTACGACCAGAAGAAGCAGGTCTACTCCGACACTCCGAACCACGACAAGTGGTCGCACGGTGCTGACGGCTTTCGCTACGCCGCCTGCGCCATCAGTCCTACCGAGATAGCCCGCTCTAAGGAGCGCGCCGAAGCGGTCACTCGCACGGTGCCTGGTCTGCGCGGACCTCTAAATAACTCGAAGCCGCTTCTGCTCAAGCGCCAGACGCTTGATGAGCAGTTGGCAGAGCACGAACGCAAACAGCGCCAGCTCGACAAGAACAAGTACAGGGTCAACTACTAATGGCAACTACACAAGATCAGCTCGCAGCTGACAACAAGATTGACGACAGCTTGACCCAGATGGTTCAGCTGAACGAGCAGCAGACGCCTGAAGAACAATCTCGTTGGGTCAAGGAGCTTGAATCCGCGCGTAAGGGTCGAAAGGATTTCGACAACTCTGGTCGCAAGACCATTGAGCGCTACGCCGCCGAGAAGAGCGACAAGAACACTCACGACTACAACCTATTCTTCGCGAACACCGACATCAAGCTGTCAGCGCTCTATTCGCGCACTCCGCAGCCTGACATTCGTCGCCGCAACATGGATGCGAAGGACGACGCTGGTCGTGTTGCCTCCACCCTGCTCCAGCGCACCGTCTCCATGGAGCTGGACATTGACGACTTTGATGCCCAGTTCAAGCAAATGCTTTTCGACTGGAAGGTTCCTGGCATCGGTATCGGCTGGGTCCGTCTTGAAGAGACCTACGACACCGTAAGCAACCAGACCCAGCAGGTGGACCCGGTAACGGGTGCCGTAACCGTCCAAGAGACGAGCGAAGAGCAGCTTGTCGAACAGTCCTCCCCGATCGACTACGTAGCGTGGGTCGATTTCCTCTGGGCACCGTGCAAGGTCTGGACCGACTGCCGTTGGATTGCCCGCCGCTGCCCAATGTCCAAGGACGCCATTGAGGCGCGCTTTGGCGATACCTGCGATGAGGAAGTTCTCAAGAACCTCTCATACGAGGCTTGCAAGACGGAACAGGACAAGAAGGCCGTCAGCAACGAACTTCAGAACACTACCGACGTATTTGAGATTTGGGATAAGGAGACCCGCTCGATCTATTGGATCAGCGAGAGCGCTCCTTACCCGCTCGACGTAAGGGAAGACGACAAGGAGTTTCCTGGCTTCTACCCGACGCCGCTGCCACCACTAGGCCGCTTCACCACTTCCTCGACCATTCCACGCTCTGACTACCTCCTAGCGCAGGGTCTCTACCAGTCGCTGGACCAGCTCCAAGAGAAGGCATGGGGCCTCATTGAGTGCATCAAGGCCATCGGCGGCTATGACAGCTCCATTCCAGAACTCAAGAACATTCTGACGGCTGATCCGAACACGATGATCGCCATCAAGGACCTCGCCATCATCAACACCGAGAAGGGTGGCGTCGCCAACGCAATGGCGTTCGTTCCGATTGACCAGTATTCCACCGTACTTGCCCAGACGCTTTCGCAGATGGGTGTTGTCAAGCAGCAGATCTTCGAGATCGAAGGTATCGCCGACTTCATGCGCGGTGA